ACTTAGATAGTGCGAACTCGTGGGAGAATTATATTCTCTTATATATATTATATTCTAATATATTAAAAGGTTCATCTCCTATGCGTTGCCCCTGACTAAACTTTTAAATTTAGTCTTCGGTTCTGATTCGCATTTCAGCGTCCCAGCTTAATTTCGCACTGCATTCCTATATATCACTATATAGTGGGCATTTCTACCATTTGTATCCACCACAAGGTCTGTACATTTATACGTGTTATATAACCTGCGAACCACCAATGCTAACTCGTCAGTGGTTAAGCCTTCGTGATTTTCCATATATATAATATTAGAAGTGTAATTGTCATTATTCGTTGGTATTGCGCTATTAATTATAATTGCACTTGCGTCATTGTTTTGCTTCTTAGAAGCCATCAGTGCTATATCCACAGATAAAATTCTTCGTTCATTAGGAACTAAATCTTGTATTTTTAAATTTTTATTGTTAATTGTGAATGGGGGGTATACAGCGGTTTTTAACTTTCTGCGATTTGATATATCATCAAATGTAAAGAATGCACCGTCCGTATCACCAAACCAAAGGCATTCCATTTCCATAGAAAATTTCATTGGGTCAAAATCAGATTCCGACATTTCATCTTCGATTTGTTCTCTTGATAATAAATTTTCTTTTATAGAAATTTGATATGGCAAACCACATATAAAATATTTTTTTGTTTCGTCTAAAAGGTTTACTACATATGCTTTTGCCTTTTCAAAAGACCAATGTGACTGATACCACGCAGAACTCATATAAAGTTCTTTATTGCGCTCTAATAAATGCGCATATTTAGGATTATTCAGATAATTAGGCTGTCTTGGAGCTGTCAAAAATCTCCTAAGTACAGTATTAATTGTATCCAAATCTACCATTCTAAACTCATCGACTATTAATATATTTGCACGACTACCACGACCACTATCCGATGCGGTTACAACTTTTATCCAAGAACCATTGGCAAATTCAATAACAGCCTTGTTTGCACCAACAGAAGCATATGTAATTTCACGCCTTAAATTATCAGAGCCCCAACCATAGTTTTTCATAAAATCATCTGTTATTTTAAGAAGAACTTCATTCGCTTGAGAACGTGTGGCAGAAGCAACACATATTTTTGTTTTTGGAAATAAAATACATCTAACCACACAGAAAAGTGCCGTAAGGTAACTTTTTCCTTGACCTCTGGCAGCTAAATACATAAAAAAATTGCTGCACATCATCATATACAGCAATATCTTTTGAAATAACTTTAAACCAATATTTAAATAATCTTTGACAAATCTTTGAGGGTTGCAACGGTAAAATGATGCTCACTCTACCAATATGCAACACCATTCATAATTCTTTCAGATTTTTCATTTGCCAACTGTTTTTCTGATTTTTTTTGTTGCATATTAATTAACCACCACCTTATTCACCATCTGAATCAGAGGATGGGTTCCCAAATATAGCGTCAAATAAAACCTCGCTATTTTCTTCGTCGCTATATTCTGGTTTTTCGACAGTATATTTTTTCATAAATTTATTGTACAAATTAGAAAATCCATTTTTAAGTCCCATCATTTTTGCAAGATGTCCTTTAAAAAATACATTTATGTAGAGACCTATTTTATCAACATCTTTTAACTCTTCGTCAATTTCAGGAAGAGGACGGGTGTTTTCCCATTTATCAATTAATGTTCCGAAAGTTTGATTTTCAGCCGTAGTATCTCCAGCGTTTTGTTTTGGCTGTAATTTGCCAGAGTCCAATAACTTTTGGAACGCAGCCGTAATATCCTTTGTTTCTTCGCCTTTTCGCAACGCTTTTAGATTCTGCAACCTATTAAAACATATGTCTTTGAACACTTCTTCTTGTGCCTTAGTTTTACACTCGTGTCTTGCAGTCCAGTCTTCATATTCTCTTTTTAAAAACTCATAATCTTCATTGCTAAAACCAGAACCAAAGAAATTAACCGTAGCTTTGTCTACTTCAAAATCGGTAGATAAATCAACTGGAGCACCTTCAACAAATTCAATTTGTTCTTCTTCTTTTTTTAATGTATTTTCATATGTTTCTTTGTTGCGATTATATTGCGTAAGTTGTATAAGTCTCATATATTGACTCATTGGCGATGTACTTACATCATTATCTTTATAATTTCTTATAGCAGAATTAAAAACATCTTCTTTATAATAAATATCAAAAGCCATGCAAAGCCTTTTAACAGCCTTTCTTTCTGGATACGAGTATCCTTCTTCTATATATTTATTAGAATAATACTGATATAATCTTTCTATACATTGTTTACAATATGGCAATCTGCCAATATTGGTATAAAACACGCTGTTAGAACTATAATAATTTGTATCAACATATGCTTTTCCGCAATAAAGACATTCGTGTTTTTCTTTTTTTGTTCTTTTATCTTTTACTTCAGACAAAATATATCACCTCCAAGCATTGCTACATAACACATTTATTAATTTGAGCCATCCTTCTTCTTGGCGCTCCACTCATTTAATAATTTATCTAATTTTTCATTTTTAACATAAACCCAAAATAAACTTTTACTATTGGGATTTAATGCTGCCAATTTATATCTCACACCACTGTTACAAAGAAATTCTCTAAGGTTGAGAGAATAGCAGCAATAGAGTTCTACATTTTCCTTATTATCCATTGTATTTATTCAATCTCCATATTTTATAACTTTATTTCTTTTAATTTAACTTTAATATATATTCACAAATTTTTCCTTTGTTTTGTTCAAACACCAATAATTTAGCGGAAGCATTTGATGTTTTTCTTAGAGACAAAGAATAGCTATCTACACCAATAACAGAGCCAATGTTTATTACTTCTTGATTTACGCCGACTTCTTCAACTTTATTATGATGTAAATGACCAGCCAATAAATACTGAATATGTATACCATAAATAGAAGAGAACTCTTTAATAGCATTCCCAAGATTCTTTACTTCGCCGTGTATTCCCAATATTGGATTGCCTACAAGCTCCGCATAAATATAGCCAGTAGGATTTTCGATATATTCAAAATTAGAATTATCTTTTAATCTTGTTTTAATAAATTCGGATACAACTTTGCCCATATTATCTTCTGTAAAAGTACCTTTGGGCTGTCCCAACTGACGAAGCTCAGTATGATTACCATTAGTAGACTGATATTTTACTCGTACATACTTAGTTAATTCATTAAGCCAATTACTAATAAAATCAGCATATTTAATAGTTCCATCTACAACACCATATCTTAATTTCATTAATTGTGAGACTCTTAAAATGCCGTCCGAAAAATCGCCCATAGAAAAAACATTTAATGTATCAATGTTTTCTCTTTGAATTATTTCAATAGTCTGATTAAATAAATCCCACATTCTTTCTTCAAAAATTTCAGGGCTATAAGCATTAAGAATATCACCAAACAAACCTTTTAATTCAAATTCTACGCCATAATGTTCATCGCCAAAAACCAATGCATAAGCACGAGGATTATGAACTGGATATATATGCTGGGGAATATCCAAAGATGGAAGAGCAGATATTGCATTACAAATCTTCTCTGCAATCAATTCATCTCTTGCTTCTTCTCTAAGCCAACGAGAATATTCTAATTTTTCGGTTTGTACTTGAACTTTTACTTTTTGTAACTCTCGCTTTTCACTTTGCAACTTTTTATAATATTCATCTTCATTATCTCCAAATACGCCAGCCTCATAAAAATCTCTGGCATACTTAACAGCCTTCCTATAGGCGGATTCATCTCTATATTGAGACTCGTCATCACCAAACAATTCTCTGTTAACAAATGGAGTTATCTCTTTCCAATTCTTATACTTGTCTGACTGAACCAATTCGTCCATTCTCCAAATATATTGATGAAAATTTTCATTATCTATTTTTTTAAAACTATCCATAATTAATTTTTTACCTCCAAACATTACAAAAAAATAAAAAATGTAGTGTATGAGCACACTACACAAAATGGAGCTTGTGACAGGACTCGAACCTGCAACATCTTGATTACAAATCAAGCCCTCTACCAATTGAGACACACAAGCATATAATTTCAAACATTTTCACTAAAAAATAAAATTTTGTTGGTTGCCTACCGCTAAGGATAGACAACCAACAAATTTCGAAAGGTAAAAAATGAATGAAAAGAAGTGCCACGGTAATCTTTAAGATAACAAGTGGCTTATATAAACGGTGTTTTCCACCGATTATAACAAATTATACATTATTTAGCTTTTCACAATAACAACGAGTAATATTAAATTTTGGTTTAATTTTACTTTCAACCAAATTTACTTTACCAGTTAAATTATTTTTCTTAGTTTTTTCTGAAATATAACTACCATCTAAACTAATGCCTTCAAACAACTTAATACAAACATTCTGTTCTTTATTTACAGAAGAAAGGGTGTTGAAAATAATATCTTCAAATGCATTATAAAAATTTCTAATTTCATATATATTATTATTGGTTTGCTTTGCAATCTCTTTTATAATATTTTCTTTTGTCTTAATTACTTTCATAACTCACCTCAAATTTATGACAATAAAATATTTATTTTATAATCTCTCTGTTATCCATTAGTGTATATATATGAAGCCAAAATCGTTGTACACAACATTGATTTAAGGTTGTGTACTTAAATTTCTAATTGTGGTTATTACGTTTTTTATTATATTTTCTATATCTTTTTAACTCCATTTCTCGTTTACAATCGCTGCAATATTGAGTTCTGTTATGTTGTTTTTCAATCATTTTTCCGCATTCAATACAACGCTTATATTGTTGATGTTGCCTAACATTATATTTTTTCTTTTGCCACATCATCATTTCGCCTTCAAGACTATTACAAATATAGCTAATATAAAAATTATCCTCACTAGCAAATTCATATATATATTTATTTGTTAAATTCTCATTTTCATATTCTTCAATTAATTTACAATTCTTAAATGCTCTTTGTAAGAACGATTCAATAAGTTTTTTGTATTCATTCCAAGACAATTTTATTTTTTGTTTTTGATATACAGATTTAAGTTCTACTGCTTTATGGATAGAATCATCAATAACATTAATTAATTCATCAGCATCAAACTCAACACCCTTTATCCAGCGGTAATACAAATTATATGGTGTTTTTAACAAATCCATATAATCCTTTTTTAAAATTACTTCTTCGTCAAAATATCTTGTATATAAATTATTTATCTTTTGTCTTATAAGACTACACCAATCTGTATCGCTACTCATTGATTTATAGCCAACATACTCAACATCAGACCAAGCATTAAAAATTTGACCAATATCTGTTTCCAATAAATCATTTCGAACATTAAATCTAATAGTCTTGGTATATATGCGCCTTTTATTTTTGCTGCTCCAGATAGAAGAGCAGAAATCATTAAAGATTTCTGATTTCTCTTCTTCTGAAACTGCATTCTTATAGTCGTCAATTATTTCATATAAATAATTATCCAACAGCATTCACCGCCTTAAACTCATAATATTTACCCAAATACTCATATGAATCATTCGTTTTATACGGCACTTCAACAATAGAAATATTCCTCTTAGGGTTAGAATTATTCTTTAAGTTTTTAATAATATAATCGGCATATCCAGACCACGCAAATGACTTACTAATTGAAAAGTTGCTATACGAAATCTTAATCACGTAATTTGCAATTGTCTCTTCATCGAGACCTAGTTCATTAGATAAGCTTTGTTTAAATTTATTTACTATCTCGTTCATAGCAAAGTGATAATCTCTGTTTGTATTATTGTTATCGTACAACTTCATATGATTACGAATTTCTTCCGCATAATCATTTATATATCGTCTTATAATTTTAGAAATACTTTTATCAGATAAATCAATATCGTTATTAATAATTAAAACTCTGGTGTCTATTAAGTCATTAATATTATTATTCCATAAAATATTTTTCTTTTCCCAAGTACAAATATAATCGCACAACTCATTCATAGGAGAGGGGGAGTGGTAAGCATTTAATTTAAGCTTATCTTCTTTGCTTTCAATAGATTTATTCTTTTCTTTTAATGTGTTATAAGCTTTGAGTTTTTTAGGATAGTTGTATAACAAAAAGTACGGCAATTGTTTTAAGTGTTTTCTAAGCCCACTACTCATTTGCCAACGAGTTCCTGTTTTAAGAAAGTCAATTTCTTTTCCTTGGAATATGCGCAAAAGAGAAGAGTAATTAGAATACAATTCTTTTATTTCTTCGTTAGTGGTATACTTGTTTTCTATGCTTGTTGCCACATTGGTTATTTCTCCAATTCTATTATCTCTTGTCATAACCTCATATTCTATAATATTCTCTTTATTATACTTCTTAGGATTGGCAGTAGCCTTATCTTCAATATCAAGAATAATATTCTTATCAATTTTAGAACTAATTACGATAGGCTCATTACACAAAAAGAATATATCGCCATCAAAATCTGCGCCTCCTTGTTGCGGAGCAGATATATCGTACATATTAAACATTACAATATCTTGGTCTTTAAAGTGACTAAACCATTTATTAGTAATATCATTATGCGCAATCTTAACTTTATTAACCTCAGAAGAGTCTACCAAAGGTGAGCGGAATGACACAATATCTCCGCTGTCAAAATTACCGCTATATAATTCTCGTTCTTTTAAACATCCTATTGGCACCAAACCAACAGCATATTGTAAATAACCAATCATATCACCAACACCAGTATGGTAAAATCCTGAACAATAAATTTTGCCAACTTTAGCTTCGTCAATAGATTTTTTTAATTTACGATATATAAATTGTTTCACCGCAGGGTCTTTAAGCATAACATCATTAACTAATGCAGCTTCAAGATATTTACTTTCTGGCTCATAATCTTCCGTATTATTAATTCCCATAAATTTATATGTATAAAATTTATCTCCCTTAATAATTTTTTCAAATAAAGAAGTTGTATACTTAGCTAATTCGATTATTTTTCCGTCATTATTTGTGTCAAGAATATCATAGTCAAGCATACTTTTATTTTCAAAACAATCTATATATTTAGGATTCCATAAATCTAAACATTGTAGATACTGAAAATTCATACGAGTATACCTATTTAAATGCTTTATATGGTGGCTATATTTACTAATACCAAGTTTATATTGATACTTATTAACAGTATTCATATATTCAACCCAAGCATCTGAACCATATTTTTCTTTAAACAACTTATGTCCTTTAAACATAGATATATTCCAAATACAATCAATGTCATCTATATGATGCTCATTTCCATAAATATCAGTAATATATTCAAAGCCAAGTTCCCTTATTATTCTTCTAAATGGTACATAAACAGAGTACCCTTTTACAAATGGAAGTCGAACCTGTACGCCAGCAGCTTCATAATCCAATTCTAATTGTTCACTAATATTTTTCGTAAACTCATATTCGTGACATCCACAACCATCAAAAGGAGACAACTTTAAATCCTTATATCCTTCTTCAATTTCTCTTGCGTTATAAGTTTTCTTTTTACCAGTTTCTTTATCTACAAATTCTCGTTTTCGCTCAACAACATATTTAATAAGCTGATTCTCTAACACCTTTTCATACTCACCAATAATAACAATATTAGGCATATAATTATGAATCAATGTACAAGAACTAAACGGCAAACATCTCTGAGCCTCATATTTTGAGATTACACATTCTTCAACTTCTATATCCATTTGAGTAATCATATATAATTCATCAAAAATTTCATCGCACACAAAAGCAGTAATGCCATCTTTACCTTGTGAAGCAGATTTGCCAAAACGTGAATAGTGAACTCCATTATATGTAAAACCTTCGTTTAATATGTATCTCAAATACTCTTCTTGTTTTGGATTCTTCTTTGCAACAACAAGAATAACTTCGTTTATATGAGAAGAAAACTTACCACGCAATCTTTCAATCTGGTCAAACAGAAGAGAGGTGCCTTGAGTAATTAAATATTCATTTTTTATTTCAGTATCTCTATCAATAACTACATTATAATCTTGATTAATAATTTCTTTGATAGGTATTTTGACCAGTGTATATTGTATGTTATTCATATTTCACCCCGCATAAATAATTACGCTATTCATTGTTGCATAATTTAAATATTTCTTTTCATTCATTATTTTTACCTTTATTTATTATATAACCTTAATAGTTATTCTTCATAATGATTTTCCTTTTCAAGCAAATCAAATATATATTCACAATAATCAGCAAAGTTATCTCCGCCTTTTATATCTTTAACGTTTGATTTCCAAATTCTATCATCGGCTGGCGGATAAAAGCTTTGTTCATTTAATTCATCAATTAATCTGTCATCCATAAAAATTTTCTCCTTTCGTTTTATTTTGTTTTACTCTTTCTTTTTCTTTTATCAATCTTGTAGTCTTGATAGTGCTGCTTCATATTTTCTGCTTTAAGTCTAATCTCTGTTCTGCTATATTCTCCACCAGTAGCCAACAGATATTTATCTTCTCGTTTATAAGCATTGGCAAAGATAGTGGGCAGCGTTCTAAATTCATTATTTTCATTTTTTATTCTGTAAGCTCTATCAGTTACAATCAATTCTAATTCATATTCAAGAATGTCAATTATTTTTGATACAGTCTTTGATGAGACATTTATTTCATTGGCAATATCAATGATGTTACTTCCATAAGCATCTGGCAATTTTTCTTTTCTTTTCATAATTCCATCAGAAGTTCTTTCTTCTGGCATTAACTCGTTTGGTCTTCGTCGTATTTTATTTCTTAGATAAGCGAAGACAAGGAGTATGGTTGTATTATTAAGTGTATTATCTTTTAAGTTTTCCTTTTGATAGTTCATTATCTTTTCTAATTCATCCAGATATATTACAGCGTATCCATTTGAACAGGCATCGAAATAATTACCTATATTAAATTCGCATTTCATATAAGAGCTTCTGCCCTTTTCGGTAAGATATTTCAAATACCCCCTACTACTTAATATGTCTAATGTAGATAGCGTCTTGTCGTTTGTTCCGTTTATTCTTCTATCTGACTTTCCACCACACCATTCAACCATATCTGAAACAGTAAAACCAATTACATTATTCAATCCACAATGCACTCTCAAATATGAAAATATACCAACCCTCTTTATATCAAGTTCGGCATCTGTAATAACAGACAAAGGAATATATATGTATTTTGATTGAGGCTCTTCTAACAGAATTCTTTTGTACTCGTATTTGCCATCGACAAGTGTACAAGATTCTTGTCTGTTATTCACATCAATATTAATCACCTCCTAACCCTTGTTTAATGAAAGCCAAATAAATTTAACAATTTATTTGACCACCGTACATTTTGTACGGTGCTAACCGCATTTTTTGCTTTGACCACCGTACATTTTGTACGGTATTTTTCCGTTCATTATATATAAGTATAAATATATAAGTATACTAATGTGCTGCGCACATCCGATGATTACTTTTGAGAACAGACAAAACAAGCAAATAAGTTTATGCAGTTAAATTGAAATTTAAATTGAAATGAATCATAACCATCATATATTTAATTATATAACTTTGTTTGTTAAATTAATATAACTTTTAACATAACTTTGTTTGTTATATTACTAAGTTTGTTATATTACTAAGCTTGTTATATTGTTAATTGTTTTGGCGTAGGATTTATTTCTGCCGATATTATACACTATTTTTTGCAATTTGTCAAGTACTTTTGAAAAATTTGTAAATTAAAAATTTGTAAATTGGGGCGGTTAGAAGAGATGAAGAGTGTGGGTGGGGAGTTGGGAGAGAGAAGAAAAGGATGGGGAGGGAGAGGAGGGGTGTGGGGCGTGTGGGTGTGGGTGAGCGTGTGGGTATACGGGTCGCTGAAATTTTCGGTTAGGAATAGATGTACCACATCCTATCCTGCTTGCGCATGCGCAAAAAAAATTCATTGTAAACCACCCCCACCCCGCAATCAAAAAATCAAAAAAAAATATTGCAAAAAAGTTTTTAAAAATTCAGAAAATCTGTTGACAAGAAGTTTTTTTGTGAGCATACTATAGGTGTCCTCAGGGGGCAACCCCAGAGGCATCGTTCCTTGACAACTGAATAAGTCAAAAGCCAAACAACAACACAAAAAAATAAAAGTCCCTAAACGGGCAAAAAGAAAGGAATGTTTATTATGGCTAGAACAAATGCAACTTGTACTTATTGCGGTGGTGAATTTCCAGTCGCTGAAATGATTGGTACTACTTCTGCAAAGCGTGGTAAAAACGTGGCTTATATGTGCCAACGTTGTGCAACCAGCAACCAACACTATCATGCAAGCAATAATGAAGTGTTGGGTACTGATAAGCAAAATCTTGTATTTTGCGGTATTGAGTTTGAGTGTAGTTATTCTGATGAATACGCTAGAAATGCGATGTTTGAATATCGTTTTATGCCTACTCATGATAGCTCACTTGACTCAGAGGGTTACGGCAATCGTTACGGTCGAGATGGCAATACAACAGAGTATGTTAGCGGTCTTATGAAAGGCTTAAATCGTGCTAGTAAATTCGCCTTGACTTGTGATTATCTTGTCTCAAATGGTCACTTAAGTGTGAATTATTCTTGCGGTACTCACTTCCACGTATCTATCAACAGCATGAAAGATGGTAATGGCGAAAAAAGATATATGGGATATATTCGCCGCTACTATCATAGTTTATTCGAGCCGCTTGCAAAGGCAATGCGTGAAAATCCCGAAAAAACCGAAGAGATTTTCGGCAGATATTTTACAGATTACGCTCGAGATATTGAGCCAAGAATTGAGACTCGAACAAATGAGCAAGGCGTTGAAGAAGAAGTTGTTATTCACGCCGACGAAAATAGTCGATATAATTTCGTCAATGTAAAAAATAATAGCAATATTGAATTTCGCTTGAATAAATTTGTGAGTGGTAAACAGTATCAAAATCTCATGAAAATGGAAGTCGAAATGGTTAAGTGTATCGTAACTAATTTTTGTGAGCATTTTACGACGAAAACAACGGAAATTGACGCTCGTCGTTATTACAAACAACAGCATTTCAAAGATACTGGAGAAAAGTTACCTAGCAAAGATTCTTTTCGCAAACATAAAGCACAAGTGACAGCAAAGAAACTTGTAGCAATTTTTGAAAAATACGCTAACATCTAAGGTTATAGGGGAGGAGCAATCCTCCCCCGACTTTTTGAGATTTTTAAAAATTTAAAATTTTTGGAGGCTTTTGCCTCTCTCTTTTTTTGCCCATTTTTCATGCCAAAAAAATCGAATTTTTAAAAATTAAATTTTTCTGTACAACACCAGACCAAACCAAAAAAATCGCATTTTTAAAAACTATATTTTTTTTGTCTTGCCGTCGCCATCGACAGGATACCAATTTTTCCGCATTTTTAAAAACTAAATATCCGACATCAGAACGCACCAAAAAATCCGCATTTTTAAAAATATCACAGAATCGCACAGAATCGCTTCTGAGCCACATTAACCGACACCCAACCTAATACACTACCCAATCAAATAAACGGCACCAGAACGCAACCAGAGATGCTACAACCATATAACCGCAAGACCAACACCGCAAACCACAAATTTATTTTACCGAAATATCATTTTACTACTTGACAAACCGCCTTTTCTATGATACAATGTATACAGTGAAAGGCAGTGAGCCAATCACACACAACACACAACACCATATAAAGAAAGGAAGTCAACACAATGAAAGCAACCTACGAACTACACCCAACAAACGGCAGAAAGTCCTTCTACGGCAAAGCAGAGGTAATCGAGAAAGAGAATGGTGACATCGAATTAAAGAGTTATCAAACCATCGTGGCGAGAATCCGCAATGGTAAATTTGAAAGACTTTGGAGCGGCTACAGTATGACGACCATGAATCACATCAACGCTTTTATAGATGCCTTTGGAATTAGCGGAGGCGGTAAGGCTTGGTGGAATTCCTTGGAAGTTACGGAATATTAACAGATAAAGTTATACGGAAAATTGGAGCGGAGAAAATCCGCTCCTTTTTTGTTGCGGAAAATCTATCGGAAAATCTATCGGAAAATCTATAGACAGCACGGATAAACGGAAAATTTTAATTTTTAAAAATTAAATATTTTTGTATCAGACTCTAACCGTGAAGCGGAAAATCGGAATTTTTAAAAACTAAATTTTTTTGGAAAATCCGACGGCTGGAAAATAATTTTTAAAAATCGGAATTTTTTGTATGGCGTACAACCAGCATAACCAACCGTGGATAATTTTTAAAAATTAAATAAAATTGGTAACGCTCCTGCGGAAGAACTAGAAACGTTCTAGCGGATGAAATGGACAAACAGAAAATTTTAATATTTAAAAATAAAGGAATATTAATATGGAATATTAACTGGAAAATTTTATATATAATGTAATAAACTACTTGACATATATATAAATATATGATATAATATCATTGTAAGGAAGAAACAAAACAACACAAACAACATCACGGAGGAAAAGATTATGGAAATTTTAGCAATGCAAAAAAGGATAAACGAAGTAATGATGGAAAATCATATTAGAGGCGACATCGTGGATTATAACACACGAGAAAAAATGATTGCGGTGGAAATTACACGAGGCGATTGGAAACACGACCATTTGCGAATGGATTATTTTATGCAAAGGGCATACGACATACGGAGTATTCAAACACAGACTACGGAGGAAAATGGAAGCGATTGTTACTCGGCTATTCATTATTATTATTTTAATTAAGCATAACAAATCAGAGAGTGGAAAAAATTCCGCTCTCTCTCTTTTTTTATGCTCTGGCTCATGCAGAAAATTTTAATTTTTAAAAACTAAATAAAACTGCAAACAGGAATATATCTGATATATAAATATATAATTTTTAAAAATTAGATTTATTTGTACAACAGGCTAAACCAGATACGGAAAATATTAATTTTTAAAAATTATATATTATTGTACGACCAGCAGCATGGAAAATAATTTTTAAATATTATCTTTTTCTGTCTCGGAAGATTCTGATGAATAATTTTTAAAAATTAAATAATATTGTACTAACGCCCAGACGGAAAATAATTTTTAAATATAAAGATTATTTGCTTTACGCCTTGCGGAAAATATTAATATTTAAAAACTAAACTTTATTGGTCTCGGAAAATAACCGTCACGCCAAGCGGAAATTTACAGGAAAATTTTTGAAGAAATTTCAAAAAAGTACTTGACAAACATTTTTTTCTATGGTATAATAAGACATCCTCAAAAGAGGAAAACAAACAACAACAAAAAAGAGGAAAAGAAAATGAGAAAAGCAACAAGAAGAAAAATTTTAAAATTCATTAGCGTAATCGCAGTTATTATCTTTGTGTTATGTGGTGGTGCGGTAGTTGAATCATTACCATTTCAATTACCATCGATGGAAAATCCATACTTTGTTTTGTCTTTGCTTGCTGGCGGTTGGCTGACTCTTATGATTTGGTTAACAAATTAAATTATAAAGAATAAATTGTAGAGAGTGGAAGAAATTCCGCTCTCTTTTTTTTGTTGTATCCGTGCGACTTTACGTGCGTCGTGCAGAAAATTTTAATTTTTAAAAACTAAGAATTATTGTGCTATCTGATGCGTCGTTTTTAATTTTTAAAAACTGAACAATTTTGTATCACACATGCGTAACAGAAAATTTTAATTTTTAAAAACATCAAACCGTAATCAGACAGCGACAAAAAATTAATTTTTAAAAACCAAAAAACAGCAGAAACGGTTCTGACGCTGGCGGACAAAAAATTTTAATATTTAAAAACGATGGAAAATTGTATGCGGATTGGTTGGCGTATTAGATTATGAACAAATTGTAAACAATAAAGAAAATACATAAAACTACTTGACAATCAACCTTTTATATAGTAATATATAGGTGTAAAGAAAAACAACACACTTTACAACACAACACAAAATAAAAGGAGAGAACAAAAATGACTAAAGCACACACAAGCATTAAAAACATCCGCAACGGTTGGAGAAAGACTTTTAGAGCAGGTTACTGCGACTTGCAGAATATTATGAGAGGGCAAGACCCCCAATATTATAATGCAGGTGTTTACGGCTGGAACTGCGATATTTATTGTGACTACAAAAGAGATATTGCAATCAGCACGGGTTATCGCAATATGACTGGCGAAAGAATTCCAAGCGAAATTCTCAAAAAGTACGACGACAAAGCCAAAAAGATTTTGGAGGGTATGTGGGTTAAGCCTTACGAAGAGTATATGAAGGAACTCGAAGAAAACAGAGAAAATTTCCTTGATGAACTCAACAACCTATAAACAAATAAAGTTATAAGAACTACGGCGGAGAGAATCCGCCGTTTTCTTTTGCGCTTTTTGTTTTTTACGTTTGCCAAAAATTTTTAATTTTTAAAAACTAAAATTTATTGTATATCTGGAGAAACAGGATAATGATTTTTAAAAATTAGATTTTTTTGTTATCTAGAGAAACAGGAAGATAATTTTTAAAAATTAAAATTTATTGTACTTTGGAAAACAGGAAAATAATTTTTAAAAATTAAATAAAATTGTAACAGGCGACATGCAAAAAAGTTTAATATCTAAAAACTAAAATGCTAGAAAAAATTATAAAAAATTTTAGAAAACTACTTGACAATGTATTATTATTGTGGTATAATAAAGGTACAAAAGAACAACACAACAAACAAAAGAAAGGAAACATACCATGAAAACAGTTATTTACAAAGAGAACGGAATTTACAAGACTACAACCGAAGAAAACTACAACAGAAACATTCAAAACGCTAAAGAGATTTGCTCTTGGGAAAACTTTTCGTCAGCAGAAGAAATCATTGAATACTTGATTATGTATCTTGGCAATAAATACAACAAAGAAGATTTTATTGTGATTGAGTGAAGGAGGATGAACAAATGTTTATCAATAAAGAAGAATTGTTAGAAGCAATTGAAAGAAAATACGGAGATTTAAACGATGAGTGTGGATGCAGTATTTATGTTGACGGAGAATACGAATGGTTATCTGTTAAAGATATAGTTGATATCATAAATGATTGTACAGAATACGATGATTTAGACTAACTATATAGTAAAATATATTTAGGTGGTGGAGAAATCCGCCACTTATTTTTTTTATCTTACTGCGCCTTTTTGTTAATCCAAAAAAAATCGAATTTTTAAAAACTAAATAAATTTGAAACCGTCTGATGCGTCGTAAATAATTTTTAAAAATTAAAGAAAATTGGTTACACCTGTTATACCTGCACGGACAGAAAAATCGAATTTTTAAAAACTATAATAAACTATAATTTTTAATTTTTAAAAACTATAAACCGTAAAAAATAAAATTATACAAGATAAACTTTCAATAACTACTTGACAGAATATTAAAAATATGATATAATGTACTTACAACAAAAAGAAAAGGAGTTGTTAACAATGAAAGTATTAGTATTAAGCAACGGAGAATTAAAAGAAAAAGAGATTGGAACAGAACTTGAGGACTTACAAGAGATTGTCGGTGGATATATTGAGATTCCATTCTTGGGAGACAAATTCCGAAACAATGGTATTGATGTTATTATCAACGAAGAAGGAAAATTAATTGAGGGTCTAAAGGCAGAGATTGCCATTGTAAGTGAGAAGCAAGGAAGTATTCTTGATATTGTCTATGGTAACTGCATCTTTGCAAGTCACGATGAAGTTGGAGAAACTATCGGGTTAACGGAAGAACAAATTAAGTTTGTAAAAGAAGAACTTGAAACAGTAATCGAGCTAATGAATAAAAGAACATTTGAGGAGTTTGAAGTAAGAGTTTTATTCATTTGATAAACAAAGCAGATGAGAGCGGTAAGGAAAAATCCTTGCCGTTCTTTTTTTTATTTTCTTTTTTGTTTTGCTGTATCCAGAAAAATCGAATTTTTAAAAATTAAATATCAGGCGCATCCAGCATAACAGAAAATCTTAATTTTTAAAAATTAAATAAATCACGAGTTGTCTAGAGCGGAATCTAGAGCAGAAATAATCTAATAAATAAATAAAAAACTTTTATAAAACTACTTGACAAATAGCAAACAATAGTATATAATAGAATCATAAAGAGGAACACAAAACAAATAAAGGAGATGGACAAAATGACAGACAAAGAAAAGTTTATGATGTATGTTAAAATCGCAGAAAGAGCGGAGGAACTTGATATCTATCACGGAGAGCGACACACCTTGCTAATGGACATTGAAAGCGCAGATAAGGTTTTCAATATGCGATTGGAAGATTGGCTCAACGCTGATAACTTTAACTTTGCTCACGATGTTGTTGGCATTGTAAATAACATTGACAGAAGCAAATTCCCAGCAACAGAGTTTAGTCGTTTCTTGCCTCGTTTCGCAGGAAATTAATAAAAAGTACTTGACAAATAGAAAAATATATAGTATAATATAGTTAATAAAACAACAGTTGCAACTTCTTTTCTTTTAGTGTTGTTGTTGTTGTTGTTGTTAAGTTGTTAATTGAATAAAGCAACTGTTTGTTTTAGTAAGTGTCGAAGAAATTCGGCACTTATTTTTTTTGTGTTATGATGATAATTCTGATGTACAGAAAAATCGAATTTTTAAAAACTAACAAATATTGAATCTGGCGTAACAGAAAATATTAATTTTTAAAAATTAAATATTATTGTATCTGGCGTTCTGAAGCCAAAAAAGTTTAATATTTAAAAACAAAAATATGTTGGTTGGCGTATATTCTGAAAAAATATCTGGAAAAAATTAAAAGAAATTTTAGAAAACTACTTGACAATATAGTATATATATGATATACTTTAGATAGTTAGAAGGGGTTCTAACAACAACAATATAATAAAAGAAGAGGAGAATTTATCATGACACACAACGACAAGCACAACGAAATGAGACAAGAAGCCATTGAAGCCATCATTGAAGCCTTGGAGAATGGGTATAGCGGTTACTACTGCGACTTACACAACGAAGTATTTAACACCGATTATTATGTTGTAGGTACTTACCTAGCAAAAGAAATCTTGAAAGAATACGATGTATTTGAAGCCATTGAACTGGTACAGACTTATGAGAGAGAACAGTTTGGCGAGATTTACACAGACTTGAGCAACCCAGAGAAGTTAATCAATATGGTCTATTATATTATCGGTGATGAGATTATCGGTGAGATGTACGAGATTGAAGCGTTTAATAATAATTGGGATAATGTTGCTGATGATGAAACCAATGCAATTATCCTTGAAGCAATGAACGAAATGTTTGATATTGAGTAATAACTGATAAGGTTATAAACGAGAGGGAACAGAAATGTTCTCTCTTTTTTTGTTTTGTTGTTGGTACGTTTGGAGAGGGCAGCAGAAAAATTTAATTTTTAAAAACTAACTTTTATTATATGCTGTACGTACAGGAAGTAGTTTTTAAAAACTTAATAAAATTGCTATCGCAAAAAATTCTAATTTTTAAAAACTAACTAATATTGGTTGGTGCAGAAAAAATCTAATTTTTAAAAATAATAATTAATTGTATGTGCCAGAAAAATCAAGTTTTTAAAAACTAAAATAATTTTTAAAAATAAAGAAAAACTGAAAAATCAAATTTTTAAAAACCAACATTTTTTGTATGAAAATAAGGGGTTGACAAATTTGTGATTTTGTGGTATAATATACAAAAAAACCTTCTTTTTTAAAAAATCTAATTTTTAAAAACTATTATTTATTGTATAGGATGCGCCAGAAAAGTTTAATTTTTAAAAACTATGTTTCTTTGACCATGCGTGTACAGAAAATTCTAATATCTAAAAATAATACAATCCGTAAACAACCTTAATTCAATGTGATATACTCTAAATAAATCATATTCATTTTGGAAAAAATGTGGAAAACTACTTGACAAATGATGGAATATATGGTAGAATATACTTGTCAAAAGACAATAACACAAAATATTGAAAAGGAGAAAAACTATGTCAGTTGTTGAAATTGTTTCCAAAATTGAAAGATTGAAAGAGTGGGAGGCATTGATAAGAGAAGCCGAAGCAGAAGTGGAAAAGTTAAAGGAAGAAATCAAAGCCGAGATGACCGCAAAGAAAACGGAAGAAATGAATGTCGGAAGATACATTGTAAGATGGACTCTTGTTTCTACAAATCGTTTTGATAGCAAAGCATTTAAAGCAGAGATGGCGGAACTTTATGATAGGTATGTAAAGCAGACGGCAAGCCGAAGATTTAGTATCGTTGGATAAAATATTTTAATAATAAATAAAGTTATACCGATAAAGGGCGGTGGAAGAAATTCCATCGTCTTTTTTTGTTGTTTATTTGTTTATAAAAATCCTCATTTTGTTGGGTGTAATTTTTAAAAATTAAAATTTATTGGATGGTGTGGGGTGTGGAAAACTGGTGGAAACTGTGGAAAACTCTGTAATCTGTGGAAAAGTATGTGGAAAAGTATGTGGAAAACTTTTTGAAAAACTTTTTGGAATTACGGAACGAAATCCTCAATTTGTTGGTTTTTAAAAATGGCTATTAACTGCACAAACAACATATAACAATCTATAACAATTCGTTATAGCATCTATAATAATCCATTATAGATAACCAAACCACAACCAAACCATAACCCAATCACAAATCAGCATATCAACTGCATATTAACTGCAACCAAACATAACAATCAATCTACAACAAACCATTATAAAACATATAACAAACCGCTATACATCAACATCTAATCCCATCTCATCCCGCTCCATCAACATCTGCCAAACCAGAAAATTTTAATTTTTAAAAACATCCTTTCCTTCCACTCAACACGGAAAATGCCAACCTAATTTAATCAACATTCCCCACTTTGACCCTAAAAATCACAAAAAGTGACACTTCATTCCCCACTTTTGCTACAAAAATAAATATCCCACAAATTCCCACTTTTCACCCAAAAACCCTACCACGGAACAATCTAAAAACCGACAACGGAAAAACTGTTTTTTAAAACTAAAATATCTATTTTTAAAAACTAAAGCACCTAGTATTGAAAACTAGAAAATCTATATTTTTAAAAACCAAAATCGACTACGAAAAATCGTAATTTTTAAAAACTATATTTACGGAAAATCGTAATCCAATTAATTTTAATTTTTAAAAATGTAATACCATGCGGAATATTCGCTCAAAAAAATGTAATATTTAAAAATTAATAAATTTTTATTTAATATTTAAAAACAACAATTAATTGATACGCCGTATCAGAAAAAATTAATATTTAAAAATTATGATTTATGGTAACAGCGTGCGGATAATTATTAACAAATTGTAAACAATGAAAATCTTTCCAGAAACTACTTGACATCATATATTATTGTGATATAATGTAGGTAGCAAAAACAAAAGCGCAGAACAAAATAAAACATGTATTTTAAGCGGAGGATTTACAATGTATAAATGGAATGTAACCTATGCAGTAGGTAATACATATAAAAGGAAATATGTTTTTGCAGATACAAATACACAAGCAATTAAAAAAGCAAGGGTAAAAAATATTGTAGAATTATATATTGTAGATGAAAACAATATAAGAAGATATGAACTTGGATAATAAAAATCACATTTTAAGCGGAGGATTTAATTATGTACGGAAAATATAATGATGGCAGAATTGAACTGGATGATATGGAAGTATTATTTCCAAATCAAGAAGAGTATGAAACGGCAGATAAAGAAATGCTAATTGCTATGTTGCATGATAAAGATAATCTCATTGAAAGATTGTGGTTTGAACTAAAAGCCACAAGAGAACAAGAAGAATTGTGTAGGGAATATATTAAAAAGATAACCACATAAAACTACTATTTTAAGAGGTAAAAGAAATGAAAAATGGATGTAAAGATTTTGTATCTCCCACAATGGATAAAATTAAAATTGAACCATTTTACGAAAATCGAATACACGATATAAAATTTGCTCAAATAAAATTGGAGATATTAAATCATCGAGGTTATTGTTTGGAAGATACAAGGCAATTAACACAAGAGCTATATGAATATATTGTTTATCTTTATTCTCATATTGAACAACTTGAAAAGGATAAAAAATATTTATTAGAAAAAGCATTAAAAAATAAATGGAGGATTTAATAATGTATATGACTATTTGGGAAAGACTTGAAAAATACGGACATATCAAAGGATTAAAAAGGAAAGATGACCCACGGAGATTTGATGTATATTTAGATGACGGACTAATAAAAATTGAGTGCAAAAGAGGGATAAATGCAATAGTGACTATTGATACTTTTTTGTATTTATTTATGGAAAACTTGTCTTGTGACTATCCGCAGTACACAAAGTAACACAATAAAAATATCATTTTAAGACGGAGGGTTTACAATGGAAAAATTGGCGAATGAAATTTATGATTGCAATGTAGGTATGGACTTTGCAGATTATGAGGAAACAAAAACAGAAGATATTAAAAAATTAACGGAAGATTTAACATTGCTAAAAGAGCAAGGCAACGGAACATTATTGATTGCTATTGAAATGTTGTTAGAAAGCATATAACAAATTAAGCACACCTTAAACTAAATTAATAACAAATAACAATATAAACGGAGGAATAAAAATGAGATATTCGGTAGATATTAACAGAGATATGGAAAGTTTGGTTTATTGCTTGGAAAAGGTAAAAGACGGAATCAACAATATTTATGATTGGAGAATCAGCGTAAACGCTGGTGGAATTGATTATGGAATTTATTTTAACTTTGACATTGAAAGAAAGGAATTAGAAATTTGTAATCAGCCGTATTATGGCGCAGATGATTCTCTTGGTTTAGAAGAAATTATTGAAATTATCAACGAAGACGAAGAATAAATAAATTAGAGCCGAAGGAATTTTCTTTCGGTTCTTTTTTCTCTACAATAAATTTTAATTTTTAAAAACTATAATCCGCAGGAAGAAAAGATAATTTTTAAAAATTAAATTTAATTGGTAGCAGAAATAATTTTTAAAAATGATATATAATTGGATAGTACAAAAAATCTTAATATTTAAAAACTATAAATATATACGGTGGAAAAATATTGAAACAAATTTTATAAAACTACTTGACATAATAACAAATATATGATACAATGTAATCAAGATAAAGAACAAAAGGAGAGTGGAAATTATGTATTACGAAATCAATGTATCATTGAATGGTCATCACTTATTTGCAACGGATAAAAGAAGCATTACAAACAAGATAGCGTTAGAAGTAATCTACAGAATCTTTAAAGCAAAGTTTCCAGAGGAAGAAGGATATAATATTATGGTAACTTATTACGAAACTACTGGAAAATTTGTTGATATGGATTATCTAAATACAAAGGATGATGCTAAATGAAATCCCTAACAGAAAGACAACTACACACACGATTAAATAATTATTACAAAGCGCATTTTGGAGAAAGAGATACGGATGAATGGTATGTAAATCCAGCAGAGAATATATGGAAATTAAAACGAGATGGAAAAATTATTATTCTAACTTGTGATAAACAAACTGGAAAGATAACAGAATCCTAAATAGTTTTTTAAAGTTTGGCGAAGCCAATAGTATACTTATATATATAATATACTTATTGTATGAACGGAAAAAAACCGTACATTTTGTACGGTGGTCAAAGCACTTTTTACAATGAGCACCGTACATTTTGTACGGTGGTCGTAAAGAAATGGAGGGAATAAAGATGGAAGATAAGGTTTTAACCGCAGAAAAAATTGAGGAACTTGCAACAGAAATTTTTAACTGGTTAAATGAAAAAGAAATGTGGGTTGATACACATATCTATTTTAACGGAAAATGTTGGAGTACAAATAATAAAGATAGCACAGAATTTTGTTACAATCAGCGCAGATATTTTGAATATGATGCAGACCCTAAAAATTATTTTCAATACGTAAGAGAGCCGAACATTTTGAGCATGAGTTTTGAAGGGGAATTATACGATGTGTTAAATGGTTATGCTTATGGATGGGGTAAGTATATGGAAGAATTTAAAGAAATCTTTGAGAAGTACGGATTATATTATGAACTTGGTCACGCTTGGAATCTAACTTGCTATGAAGTTTTTTAAGGAGTGATAACAATGTATGAAAAACTAATGAAGAACTTTGAAAAGCAATTAAAAATTTATACGGAAGTATTAAAAATAAAAT